GCTCTTAATCCAAGATAAAAAGCCGCTTGAGATTCAGCGTCCACGGTATTGTGAAGAGTCGTTTGGATGGATTGGGCGAGTGTGCCATAAATATCGATGGAAGCCTGATCAAAATCTGAGACTTGGTTGCCGTTGCCGTATTGAATTGTGATGGAATTCCGGACATCGCCGGATCTTGTTGCTAGCTGAAGACCGGATGCAAAAGCGTCATTTGCGCTTAAATCAACATAAGAATTTGTGGCTAGATAGGCGCTTCGATGTGTGCTGTCCGCATAGCTAATCTGACCGTATCCGTTTTCATATAGGTATCCAAGACCCGAATTTGCCAAAGCTGCGACCAAAGAATAAGCATCGGTGACATCTGCCGATCTAGCTGACAATTCATAATTGCCTTCGTCGATTTCGCCAAGACCCGAATTCTCAGCATTTGCCCATGTCGTCGTTGGATTGTAGCCCGCCCAAGTCAGCGCAGCCGGTACTTCATTCCAAGATCCATACAAGATTCCCGCCAAAATGTCATATATCTGTTCTCCGTCTAATTCTTTGGGCAAGACGCCTTCTGTGAGCACCTTTGGAAGCCTTGAGAGCGCCCCTAGAGCCGTGATTTGAATTGTCTGAGTCACTCCAATCGAGCCGCCGGATTGAACGCCCACGATGATGTCTGTGATTGAGCCACCAAAAAGAGCTACCGGATCACCATTTGAATCATTCACGAATACGGTGACGCCTGAATTAATTGCGGGATCAATTCCGGAATCGTCCAAATTGATGAGAGTCAAATTGCAATATCCTGCGATGGCTTGCGTGTAGATGTCATTTCGTCCCGAGCTTAAAGTCATATTTGCAAGAGTCACATTTTTGTATTCGACTCCATCGATTTCAATGCTCCAAGTTGGCGTCCATAAGGTCATACAAAAGCCAATCGATTCGCTCCGAGTGTGCCTCGAGCATTTGAGCGATTGAGGACATCGACGATCGTGCGAGCTGTGCCTTCAGCGTCGATTGCGCCGTTCACGGTGATATTGATTGTAGATCCGCCCATTGCTCCGTTTGGCACGATTGTGCCGTTTGAGCTTGGGACAAAGAGCTCAGCGCCATGCTCGCCTACGACATAGGGAGTCCCTGCCGATACCGACCCACCATTGGCACGGAAGCCACCAAATGCGCTTGAGATTACTCCGGCAATTCCCTTGACGGCGGGATTGTTTGCAACGAGATTAATCATGTTTTGAATTGATGAAACGACCGAATTAATTATCCCAAAAAGAGTCCGGAAGCCGCTGATGAGATCGCCCACGACATTGATGACCACTCCTAGAGCGATGCCGATCCCTTGAATTGCAATCTTAAAAAGCCCGCCCATAAATGGAGCGACAAAGTCTTTCAAAAATGTGAAGAGTGCTTCAAATTCGTCTTTGTTACCCATGACCGCTTTTTTGATTTGGTCGAATGCAAATTTGAATCCTTGAAGTATCGGCAAAAATAAATTCTTAACGAGCTCGATGTAAACCTTGAAAGCATTTGTCAATCCATCTTTTCCACCTACCGATTCCATAAATTTGTTGATTGCGGGAATGACTACATTCACGACAGTATTGATCATTGGAGTGATTGCATCGAGAACGAATGATCCGATTGTCTCCTTGCCTTCATCGAAAGCGACTTGAAGTCGAGCCATCTTGCCGGCAAATGTGTCAGCTTGAACGGCAGCTTGTCCGCCAAAAGTATTCGCAAGTGAGGCTGTAATTTCATCGAGAGACATCGTCTTCAGCTGCGCAGCTGTGAGTCCGACGCCTAGCCTTGAGAGTGCTCCTGTATTGCCTTCGGCTGCGCGAGCCATCGCATTAGTGACGGCTTCGAGAGACTTACCCGATCCGGCTGAGACATCCAGCGCCACTTGCTGAAGCTTGAGAGCCGCTTCCGAATCCTTTGTGGCGCGCACGAACCTTTCAAAACTTGGACGAAGCTCGTCGTCGGTCTTCCCTGTTAAAAGCGAAGTTTGAAGAATCTGTGATTCGACGGCGGCGATTTGAGCATCGGTGGCGTTTGTAACATTTTGCAATGTAGTCGCAAGCTTGGCTTGTGCCTGTTCATCCGCGATTGCAGACTCGACTCCTTGCTTGAGAAGTACCGCACCATAAGCGAGCGCAGCTGCGCCGGCGACGGCAAAAGCCGCTCCCGCCATCTTGCCAAATTTTCCAACCTTAGATCCGAAGCCTTCGACTTCATCGGTCGCACCTTTGACGCCGCGCTTAAGTTCATCGAAGTCAGCGTCAAAAGTAATCTTGACCTTTGGAATTCCCGCCATTAGTCGAGCCCCGCTTTCTTCACTACATCTTGAACCATCTGTGCATATTCACGCGCCACGATTGGCACATAATAATCAACCGCGGGAGTGATCCAATATCCGCGCGGATTCTTTGAAGCTTTAAATCTGTCACTGTATCGGCGACCAATACTGTCAAGCCCCGGATGCGATCCAAATTCTGTTCCCCATAGCAATGCACCAGCCGGCGCAGCTTGCTGACGCACCCTGTTGCCCTTGCCTGACTTTGAAGCTTCGCCGCCGTACTTGCGACCGACTTTTTTTGATCCGCCAATATCGACTCGAATCAATCGATCGCGCTTGGGCGTAATAGTTTGAGCGACAAGCTTTGTTTGTGGAGCGGGAGCGGATTGGCTAAACATGAGAAGCTGACCAGCAAGACGCTTTGACAGCGGAAGAGCTTGAGATCTAATTTCATCCTGAGTCTCTTTGTCGAGAGCATTCAATAAGCCGATGAGATTGCGAAACTCCACCGGATCGACGGTGATATCGAATCGTCCTCTTCCGGCTTTATTTGCCATATCTCTTCTCCAAGATCTCGATTGCTGTGAGTATCTGCTCCGCCGTATGCCACTCGCTCATTGGGATATTCGTCGCAATGGCGAGCTCGACAAGAAGTCGATTTAGGCTTCCGACGGCGTAGCTTTTGGGCTCTCTGTTTCTCCCGTTTGCACATCTGCGACGGTGTCGCACCATGCCTCGAACGGCTTGACAGGCTTGCCCGCAGCTTCGCGCTTCATGGAGTTATACGCCAAGAAGAGAAGATCGGAAATTCCAATCTTTTCGCCCGCTTGCTGAATGCTAAATCCTGTCTTTTGTTCCCACTTCGCCCACTCCGGTGGAGCTGCCACATAGGTGACAGACTCTCCGGATGTGTATTCAATTGTGATTTGTGTCTTCATTTATTTGCTCCCGATTCTTTTGTTTAGCTAAATGTCTCGGTTGGTGTACCGACGACCTGAAATGACATTGACACAGTCTGCGCGTCCGGTGCTGATCCACCTACATTTGGAAATGTTGGCAAGATATTGCAAGCGAAGACCGCTCCGGTTGCAGCTGTGACAGATGCCGCCAAAGTTGTGTTTGGTGCTGACTCTGTAGCTGTCCAAAGTGATTCGCAGAGTGAGCCTGTAGCTCCCCAATCTGCAAGCATTTCGACATTAAGAATCCATGAATCATCGATTGCCTTGTAAGCGCGTCCATCGAGTGTCTGATAAGTCTCGATGACATGGTCGGCTTCAAGTGAAATTGATGTGGCTTGTGCGTCGTAATTAACAGTCGCGATCGTCAAAACAAGATCGCGTCCGGTGATGATGGTCGTCGGCATGTTTACTCCTTAGTTTGTTTGTGTGTATTGGGTTGAGAGTTGAATCTCGCAAGCGATGATTTCAGATCCGCTTGCAAGAGTCATCGGGATAGGATTTGACACAGTTCCCACCGTGTAGCCTGACGGAATAACCGCCAGAATGCTCATGACTAGTCTTTCGGTATTGTCGAGAGAAGCTGCGTTTGAATAAGCCGCGACTCCGACTGTAAGTCTGAAATTGATTTTGACTCGAGTGGAAGTGCCGATGAGATTTGGCTCGAGATATGGGACATCCGGCACGATGGCGGCAAATGGCACGGATGGCGCTTCGGGTACATAGTCGTACACATTGGCAGCCACGCTCGCGATTGCTGTCTTTAAAGTGCCGCGGACATTGACCGCGATTGAGGATGCGGGACTCATGCCAGCATTGCTCCGGTGTCCAAAGATTTGCCAAGGATTCCGATGACACGATTCAAGAGTGATCGACCCATTCTGTACGGGCTCACTTGGAAATCAATGCCTTCGATTTGTCCGCCGGCAGCTGTAATCGATTGAAAGACTTCGACCGATATGACGATGATTGCTTCATACACGGCGGGATTGTTTGCATAGATTGTCGCTGCGTCGTAGCCTGAAAGATAAGTTGTGCCGTTTGGAATGACGGCATTTTCGACGACATCTGCTCCGGTGCTTGCATAAGAGAATTGATATTCTCCGCCGATGGCTGTGACAGTTTTTGTTCCGTCAAATGTTTGATGTCCAATCGATACGACAGCACTTGATCCTACGATGTAATTATGCGGAGTGTTTGTCGTAAGTGTTGCCACATTGGAAGCGCGGCGATGATATGTGACGGCTGAAGAGTAAGAGACAAGAAGCGGCAAGATTGTCAACTCGCTAGTGTCTATCACCTTTTGGAGATATGTGTCATTGTAGAGAGAAGAGCTCACGCCTAGCACAGAACGAAGTTCTGACGGAGTGACGATTGACATGAGCTCTTCCCTTTCTACTACTCGACCGCCACGGGAGCGCAGCGGTCGATGATTAGTGTGTTATTGATTAAGTCTTATTTACGCCAAAAGCGCCAGCGCCA